CATAAACATAACCTTGGTATCTTTCTCACCGTTTATCCATTGGAAACTACCTCTGATCACGGTGTGTTCAGCTATGTGAGCATCGTTGAAATCTATTTGCTGGTATATCTTGGTGAGATTGAACAAAGAACTCTTACTCTCGTCACGGAAAGCGTGCGCTTCCGTTCTTGGGAACTGTCTATAGTATTCGTTTAAAGCATCGGCATCGTCCTTTAAAGAGTCTACTTCAGCCTCCCAATAATCTATGGCTCCATTCTTTATCATCTGCCCATCGACTCCCTTTATTGGAGTCTCTGGCTTTCTAAATACAGGCATACCATGGATATCAATAAAGCCCTCCATGTTCCACTCCATCGGAATAAACAGATTATACAATCCACTCTTGGTCTGCCCGTTCGTGTTACGAGTTCTCACTCTTGAGTCCTCATATAAATCCTTGTAATTATCACCGCCTTTGGATAGTGCATTTGATGTTGAACCCATCATGCACTTGCCTATAATCTTACTGCCGACACGAAGACACGTCTTGGTCACACGCCAGTTGTTCAATATGTTATTCGGCTTGGTCCACTTAGCACTCTCGTCATGGGCCAACATCAGCAACTTCTCCCCGTCATACGAGTTCTCTTCTGTGTTCCTCCAATCTATTGTGGTATCAAGTCCATCTACCTCCTCCTCATGAACATCGTACATGTTTCTCTTGGTAATCTTTATAGCCGGTACCCTGTAGGCCAACTCGGTCTTCGGCTTGTCCATACCATCCATCACTGGCTTGAAGAAGAATGGTAGCTTGTTGTTTATCGGTACAACCTTGTCCGTAAACATCTTCTTGGCATCAGTACCTGTCTTCGATAGTATACCCAAACGAGCGTTCCTAGCCAATGTAGCCACGTTCACTACCTCGGAAGAAGACATAAAAGAGAATCCTGAACGTCTTATCTTCAAATACACCATACCAAAAGATCTTGGATCGGCTTTGCATGCTTCCCAAAAAATATAGAATATCCTATTGGCTTCCCGGTAATCTGGATATCCAATGTCTATACTAGACCATTGTAAATACATCCAATGACTCCCCGTAATGTAAGTCGGTGTGCCATTGTTCATGAACCAATACCCATCTTCCCGGCAGTCAAACTGACCTTCTATGTAGTCTACCCATTTGCTTTTGAATTCAGATGGTAAATCATTCCAATGAAATATGGATTGTATCTTCTCTAATTCTTTTGGGAGCTTTGATCTCTCCCAATACTGTTCTGATTTCTTTGAGTTTCTAGAGTAAACTTTCTTGGGTGCCTTTGGTAGAGCAATGACTAAATCAGATATCTTTATTATTTCCCCAATCTCCCCGGTTCGTGATATAATCACAACATCGTGTTGCTCATCATATCCGTACTTCCAGTTCTTCTTATCGTTTCTTCTTTCGATAGTTTCACTGGGGATATAATCCTCCAACAGGACATACAGGTTATTTTGATCTTCTTTCCGCAAAGCCTTGTTTACTATCTAGTTTACTTACTCCTTTTTCTGCCATCTCGATATTCTCCTTTTCAGATTCTATCCTACTCAGTATCTCGAATGCATCAAATATAGCTAATTTCTTTGTTGCTGCTGCGTTCTTCAATTTGTCAGCAGTCAACTCGTCATCCTCATCTCCTTGAGGCTTGAGTATGTTTTCTTTGGCTACGGCAATCAACTGCTCGACAGCAATCTTCCCTGCCTCAATTATTCTCAACTTGATTTCTTTCGCATCATCAATCATAACTTAACTGTTATTTGGTGGTCAAACATTCTGTAAAGGGTCTCGTCCTCAACCACAAACTCATACTCACTGTCAGGCCTGAAGCAGACTATGTCCCCTTCGTTTATCCCTTTTGACAACAAGTATTCATTTGGGTATTTCATTTGGCCCATTAAGGGCTCATACTTTATTGGTTTGTTTATGTATGACTTGCGTACAGGAATCGGTTTGACAAAGCAATACTTATCGTAAGACTTCCAAACACCTTCATTCCTGTAAAGGAAAAATTGGTCGGATTCAATAAGGAATATGTCGTCTCTGAAAAAACTCTTTCCACTCTTTCTGTTTCCTTTGATGTCATTGTAAAATTTAAAAGCATTGTGGTGTACTAGTAGTGTATCTCCGGGAACGATGGGTCCAGAGTATCCCCTTGGCGTTTCAATTACCTCAGCAAGTCTATTAGAGAATTTGTGGTCTTCTTCTGACGTGCTTATTATGAGATCAATACCACCAATGTTTTTGGTGTTATTGTATCTCTTGCCCTCTAAGGGCTTGGTTATAAAATAAAATGGTGACTGCATTAAAAGCTTATGTTGTACTCAATAGCCATTGGAATGGTTGATGTGAATTCCTTCCATAGGATAACTTCACTCTTTTCATTTTCAATGTAAATCTTGACTGATTGTTTTTCCTCATTAAATCTAATAGATGAGATTGAATAGGAATCGCCAAGAACCTTTTGACCAACAAGATAATGCATGGCCCCTCCTTTATAGTCTGGGCCAATAGATATTTTCCGTATATCATACATATTAGATTAGATTAAATTAAATTAGATTGAATTGTATGCTTACTGGAGTTTCCAGATGTTCATCTCAGCGGACGGAACATTTGGCCATCCACCTAGATTTGTATGCGTATATAGCCCACCCCCATTATTCCCGGAGCTGTCTCTCATTATCTCAAACGAAACAGTTGTACCCGGAGTTGTAATGTTGATTGGTGTTGTTAATTCGTATGGAATCATAACATCGGTGGTCGCTAACTCAAAGCCCTTGGTGCTGCTTGATTGAGAACCGTTAACCAAGAATCTAAATAGAGTAACAGTAGTCCCACCGGATGATCCTCGACGTTCTACGTTACCGTATCCATTGACCAAGTATAGGCCAGCCTCATTGAATGTTATGGTCCCGGCAGCATCAATCATTACTGCATCTCCCGAGCTCCCTTGAGCAGGGCCAAAACTAATTTGAAGAGGGACATCCAATCCACTTGGGGTTTGGTTGATTGTTGACGATGCAGAAAGAACTGGAGTGAATTGAGTGTTTTCGTTTAATAGCGCCAAGATAGCAGATATCTCGAAGTTCTTTGTAGCATTGGAATCAGATGTGTCTGTCCCAATCAATTTGCTTGATAACGATGGGGTACTGTCTGTACCGTATTGAGCGATTTTCATTTATCTTCTTTTTTAGTTATTTCTCCTGTCTTCATGTTAATGACAGCGTCCTTGCCGTATTTGTCCATCAAGTCTTTTTCGATTGATGAAAACTTTTCACGCAAAGAATCCATAGCCATTAACACTGTGTGCTTTTGAATTTCTAGATCAGCAATCGTCACCTTCATTCTAGTGTATTCAGAGTTCGCTTGTTGAATTTGATCTAGTTCTTCCTGTGTTAATTTTCGAGTATATTCCATTAGATTATTTACATACAAATATATGCGTTTTTGTAATAACAAAAATCCCCCAGCTAGTGGGGGATTAATGTAGAATGAAAAACAATTTATTTGGTTGTGGATTTGGTTTTCTTTTTTGCCTTGGCTTCCACTTGTGAAGGATGTGGCATTACTGTGTAATGGGTATTCTTTCCCATTCTGTAAGCCTTCAACAGTTGCTTTCTGTTTTGACCCTCTCTGAATGAAACGTGAACCCAATCGGGATTCTCATCGGTACCGAACTCCCATATCATCTGATCGAACTCAAGGTTGTTCGCAATGTACTCGAATGCTTTTGCGTTATTCTCATTCAAGTCAAAGTCAACAGCTTCACCTGTGTTGTGCTGGCTAGTCTTAGAGCCACCGATGTACTTGTTCAATGCGATTGATCTGTACCCACTAGTGATTCTGATTGGCATACCCAAGCCCTCACGCAAAGGCTCAAGTACCTGCTCGCACAATGTCTTTAAGTTCTCCAATACAGCCGGGTCCTTTGGGATGTTTGGAATTTCGTTTTTGATTGCTGTTTGACTATATGTCAATTCACGCAAAGTAAAGTTTTCTGTAATGTTCATAATCTTATTTTCTTAATACTATTAGCAAAAATAATACTATTGAGACAATAACCAACCACCATGGGTAATCGCATTCTTTTACAGAAATCCTTGGAGGTAAAGTAATTGTCTTTGAAACCTTGATAGTATCTGGCTTCTGCTTTACATAAGTCCTTATAATGTCATGGTCTCTGATTATCTTGACTATAACACTCCCGGTATCTATCACAATAGTGTCGCTTACCTCGGTGTAAAAGGTTTCAAAAATCTCAACTGAGTCTGTGTAGATAATTGTATCGAACTTTACGACCTGTGGTTGACAGATTACGGGGTCTTTCTTGCACGCCTTCTTTAGATGCCACTGCGCAGAGCAGCTAGACAGCAATAGTATTAGCGCCCCTGCCCACGATATTTTTTGCATGGCTTATTGTTTTTAGAGTGTACTCCGGGCCTTCTCCTTTTAGGTTTAGCCTTGTGGTTTGCTATCTGTGCTTGCTTTGCCATTTGTGTATTTATCTATTACCGTGTACCCTAACGAGAAAATAGTGATAAACTCCACCGCTTCAACGAGCTGAGGAGTATTGTAATAAACCAAGCTGCCAAAAAGAACCAAAGCACCAACGATGCCCACAAATCTTTTAGAACTGAACTCGCCCTTGTCGCCTTTAAATACTTCACTTACTTTCATAGAAATATCTTTCAATTAAAAGACTATCGTTGTAATGTCTCATTTCGTCAAGAATCATTGCAGCACTATCGCACATTATTTCGGAGTGGTGTATCTGCTCCTCTGCTTTTTCTTCGATACTTGGTTCAATTGTTACCGCCATAATCAAGGCGATAGCTACTAGGGTGTAAAGTAGTTTCATATTTTGCCTAAATTTTTATAAATTGATATCTCAGTAATCAATGCAGAGCAAAGTGAATCTTGCGTTTTTAACTGCTTTGATAGTTGCTCAAGTTTTGCTTCGCATTGCTGTAACCGGTTTTCACATCGATCATTGATGTCTTTGCTTTGGCTTTCTGCACGATAATATAAAACACTCACAACGACCAACATTAAGAATGTAATCGCTTTTGCTGGGTCACTTTTGAATTGCTCAAAGTCGATTGGAAATTTCATTATTCTTCAAATATAATATCAAATTCAGTAGGGTCATCGAGAACCACATTCAATGTTTCGTTCCATCTGATGT